GATGAGGCAGTCGATCGTCTGGCCGTACTTGTTCTTCGCAGCATGGAAGCGACGGATGTACTGACGGAGCTTGTGCTCAGTCAGAGTACCGACGCTGCTCACACCGAAAGACTTGAACTCAGGGTGCACGGCCACGTTGATTCGGTTGTTGTTATCCGACTCCTCGCCCAGCAGAAGGTTTGCAGCGTTGTCAGTAGTGGTTCCGTCGCCGAACTTCAGCCAGCTGTTGATGCCCGCAATGCCGGTAAAGGCATTGCCACCCTGCAGCTTGCTGTTGGCGTAGCACAGCCAGTACGTCGCGGCCGCGCTGTCCACAGCCACTGCAGTGCCCTTGCTCACGATGCTGATGGTCACAGTGCCCTTCAGCTCGTCAACGGCAGACACAAAGCAGTTCAGACGGGTTGACACAGTGGGGGTAGTGGCATGCAGTTCGTCGTTACGACGATCCGTGTTGGCCTTGCCGGGGGCGCTGCTGCTGTTCTTGATCACGTCCAGACGCTGACCGACGTAGAAACGGTCGATAGCGTAGTTAGCAGGCGTGAAGGTAACAGAAGCAACCGCACCAGACACGTTGGTGATGGCCGGGAAGATGAAGGACGCCGAGGACAGCGCGTAACCCGTGTTCTGACTGGTGTACCAGTAGTTGCACAGGGTGTGCGACAGGTTCTGGGCAAAGCCCTTCAGCTTCGGAGCGATCACGTCGCCGATGAAAGCCGGAGTGGCTTCCGCCTGCATCTCGCCCATGGTGACCGCCAAGTTGGTCAGCATGGAGCGCATGCCGATACCAAGGCGGTAGGTGTTGATGGCCGGACCCTGCAGAGCATCGGGCCAGGTCTGCGTTGCACTCTGGGTGTACAGCTTCGAGCCGACAGCCGAGGTTGCATCGCCGTACAGAGTAAAGTCACCTGCCTGTGCGCCCTGGTCAATCACGCCGGTCAGACCGCCGCGATACAGCTTCAGGATCTTCATGTCACGACCAATCGCCGAAGCGGGGCCCACGCCCTGCGAGGTCACGACGGTGTCGCGCCAAGCGGGATCGAGGGTCGGCAGCAGCGTGTCGACGTTCTTGTTGATCAGCTCTTCGAGCTGCTTACTGTGCCGATCGAACAGACTGTTCGTCGGAGCAAAAAATTCTGGCATGGTTCAGTTTCCTTGTAAACGGGGTTTAAGAATCAGACGCGACCGTCAGTTCCCGTATCGAGATTGGCGGCCAAACGGCTCAGTGCGTCTGTGTTGTACGCATTCAGAGCAGTTTCCAAGTCGCCGGCACTCATACCCGGCTTCCACGTTGGAGCAGGGACGGGCTTACGGTTAGCAAACGCACTCGCACTGCTGTCTGTTTCCGGGGCCCGTCCCAAGCGGTTGGGGTCGCCGATTACCGAGCGGTACTTTGCAAGGACTTGGTCAGTCGCCCTTGCTGCCTCTTCAGTGACCCACGCTTCTTCGAAAGTCCCTGCAGCCGCACGTCGCGCCTTGAGATTGTCCATCGCCTGCTGGCGGATGTCACGCTCAAAAGCACTACGAGCATTTGCAACGGCTTCCTTTCCGTTGATCTCCTCGAGCTTGCTCAACATCGTACGGGCGTCCTTGTTCAAATCAAGGCCCACGACGATCTGCGAATTCATGCGACCGTTCAGCTGCTCAGCACGCATGCGGTCCAGCTGCTCACGGGCAGACTGCGCCTCCTGCTGGGCCTGCATGATGGCGTTGGCCACCTGCTCTGCGCTGCCGTCATCATCATCATCACCTTCCGGGGTCGTATCCACATTCTCGTTCACGTTTGTTGCTCCTTGCTGAGACTGCATCCAGTCATTGACGTAGTTGTCCACTTCTTCACCCTGATATCCCATGTCAACCAGCAGCTGACGAGCAGCCTGCTCCTTGACAGAAGGATCCACATCCGGACGCATCACCTTGGAAGTGGCGTCGCGGAACGAAACAAGCTTGCTGTAGTCCTGACGCAGGTACTCCAGGTTCTCTCGGGCGTCCACCAACTCCTTGATGGAAACGTCTTGTCCCCCCACGCGAACGGTGGAGTCGAGGTCAAGAGCTGGCTTAGCGGTCTCGGGTGCGGGTGTAGTGTCTGCGGTGTTGTCCTGTGTCTCGTCGGCCATTAGGCGTTATTCCTTACATGGGCATTCCGGGCATCTGTCCCCCCACGTTGGGGGGCATCATTCCAGGCTGCTGAGGCTGCATACCCATTGCTGCGGCCTCATCAGGTGTCGGGATCTGCTGCGGCAGGGTCTGGCCCATGAACTGCAGCATCGTGTCTCGGAACTTGCGGAACTCATCCTGCACTTCAGGGCTAGCCGCCGCAAGGATGGGGCTGGTCATGAAGCCGCTAAGGACTCGCATCTGAATGTCCGGTCGGGTCATGTGCTGGGTAAGCACGATCTGGCCGGGGTCCTCACCGTTGCCGTAGAGGAGGAGGATGTTCTGCACGACTGACTCGTACGCACCCTTTTCCTCATCCATCCACATGGCAAAGTCCAGACCCTCCTTGAGGGCAAAGATCTTCAGTCCGGTGGGGTCGGTGAGGCCGGTCTTGAGGAGAGCCATTGCTTCCTCCTTGCGGGCCACGTCGCTACGGGGGTTGACCTGCTTCACGCCGAAGGTGAGGTAGCCCACCTGTGGCAGCGGGTTCTGGTCAAAGGACACCGTCGACTTGTCGATGTCCAGCACTGCACCCGCGAGATCCAGGGTGACGTAGTTGACGGGCACCGTGCGGGGGAACTTGACGATCTCGGCCACGGCCTGAGCAGTGAGCGAGCGGTACATGTTGCCGAAGGCGCGCTGAATACCCATTGCTGGGTTGGTCATCGCCTTGGTGATCTGCTCGTCAAGGAACTGCAGGCCGGGAGCGCTGTCGACGCGACCCTTCTCCTGAAGGAGATCCTGGACGGGGCTGATCTGCTGCATCACATCGCGGGCAAACTGGGCCACCTTACCGGGGGCATCGCCGGCATTCCACGGCTGGATCGGGAACGGCTTGAAGTTCTCATTCAGCGGGTCGGGGGTGTAGGTCATCACGCGAAGACCACGGCCCACGTCCTTCAGGAGAGTGCGCTCATTCATGGAGCCCTGCGGCAGCACGAGCACGCCGTAGCGATCGGTATCGCGGATGTTGTTGAAGAGGCTCTTCATCATGTGCTCGGCCTGTCGGCAGATGCCGAACAGAAGGTCGAACATGCCGGCGCCGTAGAAGGTGCCGGTATCCATGAAGCGGGCCCAGCCAAGGGGACAGTACATCGCCGCGTCGTCGTAGGACTCGTCGACAAGGATCTCGTTACCGCTGGACACAACGTAGCGGACGCATGTGTCTCGGGGGCCGTTGATCCACAGCTCGCGGATACGGGCCACTTCGTTCACCACGTCGGTGCCTTCTGAAGCGCCGGTGGTAATGCCGCTGTTGTTGAAGGGGTTGCGCATGTACGAGCCGGGCTCGTCAAGGCCAAGGTCGGTGGTCACGTCGCCGTGGTCAACCTTCCACCACTCCATCTGGTTCTTCTTCTTCTCGGAGATCTTGCCGAACTTCGAGGCAAGCAAGTCGATGGGCACCACGCGCTGGCGGATGATGCCGCTCTGCTTGGTGTGGTCTTGGTGGAGGGCGGGGAATGGGAACACCTCACGAGGGTGCACCACTTCAAGATCGGCAGTAAGGCCGACGGTGGGGACATCGGTGAGGTGGCCCATGATTCCGCAGCAACCGAGGGTTGCAAAGATGTGGGCAAAGTCGGAGGTGACCTGCGACAGCTGGTGGTCAGAGACCAACGAGTCGGCAATGATCTGTGCACTGGAACGCTCGCGGATCATGCGCAGACTGGTGCCTTGGCGCATGATCTTGGGACGGAGGTCCATGGTGGCAATGCGCGCCACCGTGCGATCAATCATGGAGAGGAGGTCCTGCGACTGGAACTCCATGTTGCCTTCGCGGTCCAGATAGTGGGGGGAGAGGCGACCAGTGAGCGGGTCAAAGATGTCGAAGCGTCGAGCTCCGTTCAGGTAGTGCCACGCCAGCAGCCACATGGAGCGGCGATAGTTGTAGCGCACGCGCTCACGGTCCACGTGCATGCGCATGAACTTGGCAATATCGGCGGGCTTACTTGGAAGACTTAGCGGGCTTCGGGTGTTCACTGGGTTTCCTCTGGGCTGCGCCCTGTGGCTTCCAAGTTGCGGGGATGTCATCGTCAACCATCGTGAAGTTGCCCGTAAACTTGGGGTCCGGGGTCTCCGATGCGATAGGGCGCGTCACGGGAAAGTCACCATTCACCCGTCCGTAGTACACACGAGCCATTGCCTCATACAAAAAGTATGGGATCGTTACGTACTGGGAATCAGACTCTGGTTTCGCCGTCATTCGTGGGCTCCTCTGGCCTTAGGATATCAAGCACATCTTCACTTGGAAGGTTGTTCCAGTCAACCATGGACAGCAAGGACACCCCGTTGTCATGGCGCTCCCCGTCCTTCAGTCGCTCAAGGGGGGACCTCAAGGATTCGACACCCAAGCCCCGCTTGGGCAATCGGAACTTCAGGATCATGGAGGACATGGCTACCGCGTCGATGTGGTCGTCGTGCGCAAGACCGCCGTCACGCGCTTCGGGGTTGAACTGCTCAAGCTGGTCAAACAGGTCCCGCCACGGCTTGTCCATGCGCTTCCACATCGGGAGCTTCAAGAGTCCGTGCTCGAAGCGGAACAGGAGACCGGAGATCTTGGCTTCCTTCTGGACCATGCCCACCTTGAGGGGCATGATTCGCGGCATGTGCTTGGTGCCGGTGATCTCGGTGGCTCGCTGGCGGACCAAGGTTTCAAGTTGCTGGTAGAGGTTGACCGACTCGCGGACCACTTCGGGGTGGATGGAGGGGACCTTCCACTTGTCTGCGAGGCGGAAGACGTTTCGGATCAGCTGATCCTCGGGGACCTGGCCTGCCCACATATCTAGAACAAAAAGGCAGTTGTCACTATTAACCGCCATGACAACTGCTACCTTATAATCCGAGTCAGGACCATGAGTATACGACGTATCGACAGCCATGAAGGTGAGTGAGTTCAAGAGTAAGTCCTTGGTGGGCATAACCTTGTCTCCGGTTTTCTCCCCCCACGCGATCTTAGTATCGGAGGTCACCGGGTCAGTGTCGAAGGACGGATCCGGGTCCTCAATCCACCACCCGTGGTTTTCACGGATGAGGGGCGGGAAGAAGTTCTCACCGCTCTCACCGGGTCGGCCGCGATACTCAGCCAGATAGACAGCATTACCGATTCGTTCTTTGATTTCCTCAAGGGAAATGCGGTTCGCAAGATCTGGTCGCGCAAGTTTGTCTGCACGGTTGAGGGGCCACATCTCGGGCCAACAGGAGTGGAGCTTTCCGTCTTTTTCGTACTCCGAGTCAAGAAGCATGCGTGACCAGAACTCAAAGCGCGGATCTCGTGCGCGCGGGCCACTGGGCGTCTGCTCGGTCTGCATGGCATGCCACGCATAGTGACGACGGCTGACGAAGGTAGCCAGCCACCGCACAGAGGTGTCGGGGCGGGTGAGCATGGGCAGCACGATCTTGAACAGCAGATTCTCCACGTAGTCGCGGAGTACCGCCATGGACGTCGATGCCTTGGGATCGTACTCAGGATCGTCAAGGATGTAGCAACGTGGTCGACCGCCGCGCTGCTTGCTGGATGCGGAGATGGCCCGGAGCCACGACCCGTTCTTCAGGTACATCATTTCAAGACCGAAGCTGGCTTCGCCACGACGGGGGACAATGCGACCGTCGGGGAACTCAGGCGAAAAGTCGTCGAAGATACGCGAGTTGTCCGTGAACTGACTCTTGATGATCTGGCTCGTCTGCTGCGCGTTGTCGTGCGAGCTCGTAGCGTAGAT